TGGGTGTCCAGATATGTACTGGTTGGGGTTTGCGCCCATATCCCGAAAGGTCTTGATTGCCGCCATCATTAGAGCAGGGTTGGCCTGCTGTACTTCTGGCGGTATGACCATATCCCCTGTCTCTGTGTAGGAGATTTGGTTGTCGCCGCCACGCATACTTTCGTAATGCTTTGCGTCATCCAAGCTAGGTATCCCAGAGAATACACCTTTGTTCATGTTGATGCCCCTATACGTTCACAGTTGCGGCCGCGATTGATACCTCAAGTGTCTGACCGCCTGAGTTGTTGGTCACGACTAGCTCAATACGCTTTGATGCAACAGTGGCGTCAATCTCAATGACTGTGGCCAAGTTGTCGTTTTGTAGTGCAGTCGTAACGCTGTATGTGTTTCCGACTGGTGTGCCATCGACTGAAAGCTGAAGTGTGCATGAGCCTGCGTTTAGCTTGTACGCAATGCCATCAATACGGATTGTCTGCTTCCAAAGCCGTGTAACGAAGTAAGTCTTGTTACCGATAGCCGCCGCACTGTCTTCCCACACAGAGAAGAACGGTATCGACTGAGTCGAGAATGTTTCTGGCAACTGGTTCACAGGCATCTTACCGCCAGTGTCCAGTGTAGCCACACCGTTAGCCGCACCCATGTAAGTCTTGGGGACTAGCGCGGAGAAGTCGATGTCTCCATATTCAAGGCCAGTACCAGTACCGTTCACACGAACATACTCGTTTGCGTTAGTCTGAACGAATGTTGGCAGAGAAGATTCTGGTGATGTCTCAAGCCACTGCGTACCATCGTAGAATTTCAGAATGGCGGGGCTTAGGTTTGTGTCTAGCCATAAGTCGCCTGTGGCTGGAGCCGTTGGTGTCGACTGCTGAGATACTAGGTTTGCTTTACCAGCCAAAGAGGTTGATAGGTTGGAAACCTTGTTCTGTGGTATCTCGTTGTTTTGGATAGATAGCTTGTTGTATATGATGAAACCGCTGTCATCAGTGTACTCATCCTCAAACATTAACCCAGCAACAGTCTTAATCGACTGGTTCTCAACTGTGATAATGGTCACAATCTCGCCAGACGTTAGTGGGTTAGATGTATCAAGGAATGTGATTGTACCGACTGAGCTAGATGCCAAGTAGTCGGCTGAGCCACCTTCTTGTTGGAGAACACCGTTACGGAAGACTAACAACTTCTCATCAGTCGAATGAATAAACGCGACTGACTGTTGTGTCTGAGCGATAAGCTCATCTGCACGACGATAGTTGGTTACGGCCTGTGAACGGATTGAGTAGATACTGACCTTGTCCCCCAACGCAACGGCTGGTGACAAGTTTTGTAATGTGACCGTGCCAGCAGAAGCATTCTTAGCATACTGTGCAGATGAAGCGATTGAGTCGAACAACAGGATTCCGTTGCGATAAACGACAATCTCATCCGTAGATGGGTCAAAAGTATATGGGATTACAGAGCCGGGGCTACCAACTGTAGATGTTGCTGTTGCGCCAGAACCATTACCACCAGTGATGGTCACTGTCGGTGCGGCGGCGTAGCCAGAGCCAGCGTTTGTAAGGCTGATAGCCGTAATTGTGTCGCCGTTAGTGCCGCCCAATGTGGCAGTAGCAGTGGCCTGCACGCCGTCTGGGTCGTCGGGTGCGCTAAGAGTGATAGACAATCCAGCAGATGTGTAGCCGGAACCAGCGGCAGTTACGCTTATCGCTGTGATTGTAGAGCCGATAATGGTGTCTTTACGGTTAAAGAAGAACGGACCCTCGACGTTACCAACCGACTGACCCGCAGGGCCACGAAGGGAGCCGATGTCGACTAGGCTGTACCAACCTTCTGAGTCATCTGCGTACTGGCCAACTCGATACTGTAGACCTTCGTTGGTGTCGACCCGCATTTGGATAGGGCCGTTGAACACGCCTTCCTCATCGAAGATAACCCGCAAAAGCTCAGACACGGTCTTGTCGCCAAGCTCCGCTGAGTTGAGATAACGGATTACGTTCTCAAAATCTGTGTGGATGTTCCCAGAGTTCACATAGTTCTGGGGATGTTGTTGCCTAAGACGTGCCATTAACTACTCCTTACTTGGACTGCAAAGCCAATGATTTTGAGCAGTCCTTTCCCCTTAGTTGTGAATCGGAATTGCACACCCCTATATCGGTGTTCAAATTTACGCTCATACTGTCTTTGTAACGGAACATCAGGGAACTTGTCGTCCGCACCATCCCCTTCGATAAGAAACTGGATGGCTGACAGGTATCTGCCTCTCTCATCAAAAGCCTCTACTTGCAGTTCTCCTTTGCCTGTGGCTTGGAGAATGAAGCTGTAGCTTTCCTTCGTGTCATTGATTGCGCCCTGCCATAGAATAGGGGTTGTGACTACCATCTCAGGGCTGTGGGTTGTCACATCTTCAATACGCTTTCGCTCCCAAACACCGCCGGGTGTGCCGACTAAGGTCTGGCCGCCCAACTGCACGCCACAAGTCATGTTTAAGAACTCGCCGCTTGACCACTTACTTTCTCCACCCTGCATAGGGTTTAGGGACAAGGTAAGCCGCTTTGTGATTTGGTCAGAGAATGGGAAGAACACATGGTACTGCCCTTCGTCTTGGTCGTAGAATGCGCTGATTGTTTCGAGGTCGTTTACGTTTCGGAGAAGGTCTCTGTATGTCAGGTCAATCTTGTTCGACATAGGTATTGTGTAAATCGTAATACCGTTAGTCTCAGAGCGGCGTAAAGAATGGATGCCGTCACGAGAGCAGAACAATAGGTCTGAGCCAGCCTGCGTGATTGTGTTGTGGCTGATGCACCCGACCTTAATGTTGGCCTTATCGTCAATCTGCCATCTCGTGAAGTCGGGGTGGAGTGAATACACCAAAGTCTGGTCGTTTGTGAAAACCGCAAGGCGGCTGTTTTCAAATACTCCGAGTCCCTTAATTTCATCAGCAGTACCAATAATGTTACCTACGTCGATGTCGGCGGCTTTTGTTACTTGAACAGCGCCGTCGTCTTCGTCCTCGGTAAATACCTCTTCGTTATCTACACGACTAAAGTCGATGATTGTTCTTTTACCCGGCATTCCAGCTACCGCTAGTCGGCGCTGAATAGAAGCAATGTATGCTGGGCGTGGGTCTGAGTTCGCTTCGATTGATTTCCAGTTAAAGCCATCATACTGGTACATGCCGTAGTCGCGAGAAGCGAACACGACTTTGTTGTTGTAGACAGTCGAAGTCACCACAGCGTTCTTGGGATAAACTTCCGACTCAATATGGTCACGCTCGGAACGAAGCGATGTTCCGCCGCCGTCGACTTGCGCCCACACAGCCAAGTCGCGCCCGAAGAACGAAATTCTTTTGATGTACTTGTTGCCTGCCGCACGCTGTTCTGCACCGGGGTCGCGCACCAATGTGCCTCGCCAGTCGGCAAAGCCATCTTTGATTTCAACCAAGTGTTGCTTTTGGCCTGTGTCGAGAGCGCCAACATCACGGGATGCGTCGATGCCCTGAAAGTCCTCATAAGGGTAAACCTTTATGTTTACGCCTGAAGGCGCGTAAGTCGTAGACACTTAGCTTCTCCTTGTGTCGTAAGCCTGCACCCCAGTTGGTCTTTGAGATTTGTCCCACGGAGAAAGCTCAATTTTGCCAGAGCCATATTTCTTTTGGTATAGGATACGGTTCATCATCTTGAAGTACATTGGGCCGTAAGCCTCAATCTTGTTAGACTGCTGTTGCACTGAGTAATGGTACAGAAGGCCAGCCACCATAATGTTATCTGGTATCTGTCTTATCTCTGACGGGTGTGTGTAGTAATCTATCTCTGGGTTGTCCCAGTATGGATGCCCACGCAAGTCTTCGATGATGAGGTTTGCAAATTCGATGAACATCATCATAACTTCGCCGTCTACCGTTCCGGGGTGCATGTCGCCGTAACGCCGCAAGGCTTGTAAGACTAAGGTCTCAAGAGAAGAGTAGGGTGAGTTAAGGTGTGGGTTGTTTGCAGAATATCTGTTTCTGCCGTCTTTTTCTTGCTGATGCTCACGGTGAGCCTTGTCAGATGCTTGAGCTATGTCGGCGGTTAATGTGCCTTTTAGGTCGATAGCTCCAACTTCAACGATACCGTTGTCGATTCTAGTCGGTTCATCAGATTGGGGGCGTGTGCCTTTGA